TTTACATCAGACATCTCATCACTGCTTGACGAACTGATAGGTGTTATTCCTGATTTGCCTACTATTTGTAAACTTTTTTTGATTACACTTTCTAAGTCTGAATCAAACCCGCTGACAATCATATTTTCTCCCCAACGGCTTTTAGAATTAAACTTTGGCTTGTATACATTAATATTTTTATTTAATGGATTATTATCAGCCTCATGACCACGCACATCAGCTATTGCTACTCCAAATCTATACATAGGATAAAAATCATTATTGGTCAATTTATCTAATTTATAGGTATTAGGTAAACTAAATTGTACAACATCAAGAAGATCATGAACTTCATCCATCTGTTGTTCAGTTAAAAATTCTTTAGCTTTCATTTTAGTTTTCTGTGGTTATAGCAGCATTACCGAATTCAGTAATTAAACCAACATCACTGTTTGTTGTTAGTGAGGAACCTGTTCCCAAACTTCCAGTATAAGTAATTTGATATGATATAAAATGGGTTAGTGCTTCGTCTACTAATGGACTAACTGTTACTACTACATTACCCCCATCTACTGACATATTATATGTACAAACATTATTACCAAAGAAACTACTGCCATATCCTGTAAATTTTACATTGGCGCTGTCGTTTGACAACTGCGCTTGTAACATAACTTCTTGACTATCATCGTTATCTTCATTGAAACTCTTTATTTGAAACATACCTTGAGTAAAGGTATTTGCACTATATTGAAAAATAACTTGGTTAGCAGTATCGTCTAATGTAACTGCTTCTGTTATATTAGATGACGATGTTTGAATATAGGCAAAGTTATTGTTTACCTTTTGAAATGCAGTACGTAATGGGTCGCCAGTACCATCATTAGCAGAAGTTCCTATATTAATTGTTTGGATAGGCATGATTTTTCCCGTTTGTAGTATTTATCAGTATAAATACGATATGTGGATAATCAACTGGTTACCAGAGTTCATAGTTCATATTATTTTTCTAGCAGGTGTGGCTGGAACTATTGCAGGATTTGTTCTGGGATTTATACCCTTTGTCAAACGATACCAACTGCCAATACAAATTATAAGTCTACTACTATTAAGTTTAGGTGTATACCTCGAGGGGGGTTTGGCTGAGAAAGCCAAATGGGAACTACGTGTAAAAGAGATGGAAGCAAAAGTAGCAGAAGCACAGGCTAAAGCAGCCGAAACTAATGTACAAATAGTCGAAAAGATAGTTACTGAAAAAGAAGTTATTAGATTAAAAGGGCAAAAAATAATTGAATATATAGATAGAGAAGTAAAAGTGTTTGATAACGATTGCAAAATACCTGATACAGTTATCAAAGCACACGATATGAGTGCAGGAAATGAGAATATTATAGCCGAGGGCAGTACTAAATGAGAAAACTACTACTATTTTGCGTAACTCTATTATTTTTGTCGGGCTGTGCTTTAGTAACCCCTGTGGCTGCTAAGTTTCCCGAAGCCCCGGAACTACTAATGGTTGATTGTGAACAATTAGACAAGATAGGCAAAGACAAAGTTTACTTAAGTGAATTTTTAACTACAGTCGTTGGAAACTATAACAAGTATCATGTATGCTCTGCTCAGAATGCTGCATGGCGAGAATGGTATAAAAAGCAAAAAGAAATTTATAATAAAGTCGGCAAATAATGATTGTAAATTTGTGGTCTACCCCAAGAACCGGTAGTAATTGGTATAGTCAATATCTTTACAAAAAATATAGTTCTGAAAACAAAAGAACAAACTTATATACTCAATATTTAAATCAATTTCATTTTATAAATTATTTAAAACCTTTTTATGGCGATTTTGTATACGAATATGAACATGGCTGCGCCTACAAATATTATATGTACGACGGCATGCGTAAGTGTATTACATATATTATTAAACATGAAAAAAGAATTCTAGATAGTATTGCTGAAGAAAAATATAGATTGGAACTTTTATCAAAACATAATCATACTAAAAATCCCTCTATATTTTACAATCATATTTCACCCATGAGTGAGTTAGCATATAGCACCCTATTTAACATAGCAGATAAAAATATATTTTTGTATAGAAAGGATGTAAAAAGTCAGATATCTAGCTATGCTCTTGCTTATGGTACTACTCAATATAAGAAGTCTAAAGAAATTTATGAAAATATAAATGTTACTTATGATGTACTTAAGAATTTAGTGGATAGAATAATAATTTGGTATAAACTTGATAAAACTAATTGTGAAATAGTATGCTACGAAAATTTAGAATTTGATTTGTATTCTGATTTACCTAAAAAACAAAATAATATTGATCCATTCACACAACTATCTAGTAATACACAAAATGATATTTTAACATTAGTAAAATATTTTAATAAATCTATTGAAAAAAGTCTTTAATTTTTTTGGTAATATATTCTACTTCGCTATCTGTTAATTCAGGATATATAGGCAAACTCAATAATCCTCTCGTAAGATTAATACTAGTGCTTAACATATCAGGTTTAACTTTAATGTTTTGTGCTATAGGTAACTCACTTAATGCCTTAGCATAATGAATCTTTACTTCTATATCATTAGCAATTAAATGACTTAACAATTTATCACGCTTATCTGTATAAACCACAAACTTCTGATCAGCGTGTACCATGTGATCACGGCTTAAGCAACGTAAATCAATGTTTTTAAATTCATCAAGATAGTAATGGCGTATTTCTTTACGACGCCATTGCCACTTATCAATGTACTTTGCTCTGACTAATAATTGTGCGCATTCTTGTTCGCTCATCCTACTGTTGGTCCCGCTTATCTGATATTCATGTTTACCGTTACTACGATAACTATACGCAAAATCATACAGGCTACGATCATTCGTTATAATAGCACCCCCGTTGCCACTAGCAGGTAAATTCTTTGTAGGATCAAAACTTACAGCCATGCCTTGACCTATATCGTCGGCAACTAGCCAATGCTGTGCGCCATCAATTAAATCTGCTGTTAAGCCTGATATAGCACTTTTATTAGGGTTCGCTCCATATAAACCCACATTACATGTATATTTTGTAAAATCACTTAAGTCATTTTGATCAAATATCATTAATCCATTTTTGTCTGTGTCTGTAAGTTCAATCGTAAAACCTGCATTCAGAAAAGCATTTAGGGTAGCAATATAAGTTATATTTGGTATACGTACTATAGGTTCGATTTTTTCTTTAGGATCGATCTCAGCATTCATTAATAGATTATGATCTCTTATAGCCCATTTAGCCATAATCTCTAGTGCTTGTGTGCCGCTATGTACAGTAACAGCGAATAAGCATTTAGTATACATCGCTAGCCAAGTTTGAAATCTAGCAGTATACTCGCCATCCATTAAAATACCACTTGATAGTACTTTATCAGTTGCGTCCAACAACTCGTCTTTTAAATTTTTATGTTGTTTTGCTAAACCAAAGAAAGGTATCATATTAGGTAATAAATTTGTTTATATTTTCACGTAATTTTATTTTACTAAAGTTCTTTTTATAGTTAGCCCAAATATTGCCTGCATTTTTATATTGTGATAGTATTTGTAAAAAATCAGGTCTATTGTACTTAATAATATTTTTCTGTATTGTAGCATTTAATGCATTACTTACTATATCAGTTAGGGATACTTGATTCATCACTTCAGTAATTCTAAGATCATTGAACGGACTAAAATGATAATTATTATCAATATGCCACATCTGATGGTCATAAAAAACACTACCATTACACCAGTTTAATACATCCTTTTCATTATCATATGTTGGGTAATTATTTTCCTTACAATCTGGTCTTTGTAAAAAGTAATACAAATAATCATCTTTGTTGGGAATATTATATAATTTTTTACCCATGTAATTAGCAATCACGTGTCCCTGCGAAACTTCACGTAGTTGTACTCTTTCTGAATAGAACCCTGTAATGTACCAATTTTCTTTAAGATAGCAACTGGTCATTTTGTAGCCCCAAAAATTTTGTCTACATAAATCAATTAAATCAGATTCATATTCTTGTTTGACACCAAATATATTGTTTACTTTTGGTGTAGTAATATGTAAATTGTAATCTAATCCAAGATTGTCAACTATAGACCAAACAGTCAGAGTGTCTATACCTGCGCTGAATAATACATTTAATTTTTCTATTTTATTATAATTTAGAAAGTTTTTGATATTTTCTTCAAGTATTTCATTTATGTATTTTGATGCTTCTTCTAAAGATAAATTAGTAAATTTGTGGATGTTTGTTGTACTATAACTATCAGCATCTAAATTTGGCAAAGGTATATTGGTTTTTATGCCAGAATCGTCTTTATATACTGGGCACCCTCGTAATTCAGGATGATATAAATCTTTATTTTCTGAAATAACTAACCATTTGCCTGTGGGTTTGTTATTGCCTATAATATAACTGATACTATCCTCTAGTACACATTCAGTACTATATCCTTTATACCAGTAATTAATACCGTCAATATTTTTACACTTCCAACCTTTGTCCAAAAACAAATTGTCTGCTACCTTATTTACAGACTTAATAGGACAATCTTTACCAATATAAAAAAACATTAGAGTTTAGACTGCCAAAACTCACTATTGCTTAACCAATCATAGTATTTTTGAAAGCCTTCTTCTACATCAACTTTAGGATCAAAGTTAAAATCTTTACGTGCAGCGTCAATATTTAATGCTCCGCGACTTGGGAAATCAACATCTTTATCTTTAACTTCGATTTTACCCTTACCTGTAATCTTTACTGCAAGTTCTGCTGCATCAAGTAGTGTGCGACTATGGCTTTTTGTTATGTTATATGTTTTATTATCTGTATTACTTGATAATGCTGCGGCTACAATACCATTGGCAGCATCATCTACATATGTAAAATCAAGTGTTTCGCCTGCACCATTTACTTTAAGTGTAACATCACGCATAGCATTTAACATAAACTTTGCAATTACCCGATCTTCAACATCTAACGGTCCATATACAGCACTTGGACGTATAATAGTGTGTGCTATACCTGTACTACGTGTATAATCTTTAACAAGCCATTCACCTGCAAGTTTCATAATACCATATTGTCCTTGCGGTCTACAAATAGCATCTTCTTTTACATCATCTTTAAAGTCGCCATAGACCATGCTACTACTAATGTAAAGAAATTTTTTAACTTTGTGTAGTTTACTTTCTTCAAGCAAATTGAGTAAGCCCTCGCACATGACTTTAGCACCTTTTGGTGGGTTAGCATTTACTACTTTTTGTCTTGGATAACTAGCCATGTGTATTACAATATCTGGCATAAACCTTCTGAAAACATAATTCATTAAAAATCTGTCAGTTATATCATGCGCATAATTTTCAACAGCCCCTGTTACTCTTTTGCGCTGCTCCATTAGATATTCAATCTCGTCTTGTGGTATAATACCGTAATTGGTTTGTGTATCAATTACACATACACGATGACGTAAATCTTTTAATTTTCTTACTACGTTATGACCAATAAGACCATAACCACCTGTTACTAATATATCACTCATATTTAAGTTTCCAATACGTTAAATTACTGCCCTCAAGATAGGCTATGATATCATAACGATGCCCATATGTTGCTTGATCAACAACTCTGCGCCACATGGGCTGTTGTAAACTGTTTTTCATTATCCATTTACCCTCATCTGTTTGCTGCCACTTATATATAGGTTCAGCAACGAATAGATCAGGATCTTCCACGTCACCCATCATGATACTATGTACGATTACTTCTTGCATTATACTGCCATCTTAGCCTTTATACTATCATGGCTTTGATAGTCAATCAACTTGATATCATCCATAGTAAATTTGTTAATGTCCTTTATGTCTGGATTAAGCCATAGTGTGGGTTGTTTATACATCTCCCGACGTAACTGTTCGTTCACCTGTTCGACATGATCTTTATAGATATGGGTATCGCCTGTTGATATTATTAGTTCGCCTACCTTAAGATCACATACTTGAGCAAGCATATGTGTTAATAATGCATAACTTGCTATATTGAATGGCAAGCCCAAAAAGACATCGACGCTACGCTGATACATATGGCAACTAAGTTCATTATTATTATTGACATAGTATTGGCTCATAACATGGCAAGGGGGCAATGCCATTTCATCAAGTTCGCCTACATTCCATGCACTAAGTATATGCCTGCGGCTGCGAGGATTATTATTCAACCCTTCAACTAGTTTTTTTACTTGATCTACTCCGTTCCAATCACGCCATTGTACACCATATACACGACCTAGATCACCATCGAACTTTGCTTTAGGCTTCCAATAACCTGCCAATGCATTTGGTGTCCAGATAGTGACTTTGCCGCTACTTGATCCATGCGTGATCTCTGCTAGTCTACGTTCGTCGCTACTACCTTCTAAGAACCAAAGTAGTTCACCTGCGCAGGCTTTCCATGCTAACTTCTTTGTAGTAATAGCAGGAAAACTTTCACGTAAATTAAACCTTAATTGGCGAGAGAAAACAGAGATAGTACCGACACCTGTTCGGTCATCTTTGATTTCTCCGTTTTTAAGAATGTCCTCTAATAACTTATGATATTCAAGCATTAACTAAGTTTGTTCAATAGTTTATCTGTTTCCGGCTGCACTGCTTGCGCTATGCTTTCTATATTCAGAACAAATTCGACGCTTTGCAATTCATCATCCATTCCAGCAAGTTTCTTACTTACTGCTGCTTCAATTTGATCTGGATCTAGACCTTGATCAAGAAACTTTTTGATATTAATAGTCTGTTGACGTTTGTTTTTTAACTTTATAACAAGTTTTTTAATAAACTGAACAGGTATCTTATGTTTCTCTACATCTTCTATAATATGTTCCCACTTTTTTAAAAACTCTGGACTCATTATGCTACAACTTTAGTCTTGCTCTTTTTTGCCTTTTTAGGAAGTAAAGCGTCTGCTTCTTTATTTAGTCTATCTGCTTCAGCCATTAATCCCTTAGCCTCAGTCAACATCTTTGTTGCTTGAGTGCGCAAATTATTTGCTAGAGTTGTATCATCAAGTGTGTTTGATGTAGTTACAGTTGACTCGCCGCGCATACGGCGTGCAACATCACGTGGATCCTGTAAGCCTAGACTTGCATCCATCTCTGCTAATTTCTTAACAGCATCTTCCCCTTGCTTCATCTCATCAAGAATCTTGTTAAGCTCATTCAACTTAATTTTTTGATTAGGACTTGGTGTCATAACCACCTGTTCAGTTTGAATTTTCTTAAGCAAGCCTTCGGCATGAAGTACTTGAAGTATCTGACGACCGTCCTTCGTATATGTACGATTTAATGCATCAGCAAGATGTTCGCTATTCTGACCTATATCGCCTTCGATAGTTGCCATCATTGGATTATGAATATTCTGTCCTAGTAATTCAGTATAGACTACTAGACACATGTGTGTTTCTCCTGGAACCTCTCTGAATACAACTGCGACCTTACGATCACCGTGTTTACCAATATGTCTTAAAAACATAATTATGTTCTCCTATATAGTATTGTTATTTACTAGTGCTGTATGCAGTACATTTTTTTAATTATGAAAACTTAAGTTCATATATTACTGCTTCTTGTGGATCTTCAAAATAAATATTATTTTCATCATTAAAAAGAGTATGATTAATCTCAATATAAAATCGACCTGTTAGAGTTTCATATACCCAAAACTTACCCTCATCAGTTAATGTAGCATTACATTTAATAAAATGGATAGGCAAATATTGTAACTTTCTGTTTGCAAACCATGTGTGAAGGTTAATATTCAAGACATTAAATTCCTAATAATCTGATATTTTTCATACGCATCAACGACACGCTTATCATCTGTTTTGGGACTAGGCGACAATGGTATCCAGATTTCATAGCGTGACAATTCAACATGGACAAAACCACCATACCCATTATATAATTGTGGTTGATGTATCTTACCATGATTGTATAAATCTTGCGCTAATTCTTTTAGCAAGTCTAAATCTATTTCAGACATATCGTACTGAGTTGCCATACTAACTGTACTATTACCTCCTTTGTGGTATTGCTCAACCACTGTTTGTAGTTCTTTAATATCTCTTGCGGATGTGCGGGCAATTATAACCAATACATCATCTTTATTTACCTCACCTAATGCAAGACTACGCAAGCATCTGCCCAAACTTGTACCAACTAACATCATATATATTGATCTACTAATGTACCAACATAATAAGCATATTTGTAATCGTAGTACCCTTTTTGTTTAGCCAATGCTTCATATCTTTTTACATCTTCTAATTCTTTTACTAATAGTCTTTTTTCGTTTATACGGTTTTCTTCTTGATATTTTTCAAGGCGTAAAGTTTCTTTTCGTTGTATTTCTCTTTGCTGCTCAAGTAAAAGAAGTTTGTAATTTTCTTTAGTTGCATTGTAATCAATAGTATAATCTAATCGTGGTGTAGGTACAAATGTAATAGGGGCAATCATTTTAATAACCTATAAAAAGTTTCTGCTTTCTCTACCAGGTCTGCTAAACCTTGATTATGCTTACTTGCAGCCAATATATCACGCCACTCTAACCAACGATCACGATCTTTTTTATCAGGATCTTCTTGTATACAAACTCTTTGTGTATAATCTTGACCTGACTTACGCGCATAAATGGTTTTGCCCCCATCGGGGCTTTCAAATATTGTTACTTCTTCTATGGTTTTAATAATCACACGATGACAACATCCTTTGTCTTTACTCTGTCGCTGTAATGCTTGAGCCCATTTTTACGAATCCAATTCACAATAGTCTGCGGCTCGTTTTCAAACATATTGCGTATATCACGCTCACTAATACTACTAGTGAAAAAATAAATTTCATAGTGACGTTGATTGTTAGCACGGGCCCTTATTACCATTGAGTTCAATGGCAATGAAGGTTTTGGTTCAAAAAGTTTATCCCCTTTCAATATGTTCCAAGCCTTGCGCTTCTCCCACATTTTAATATCCTGTTCATGTTTGGATAAATCAAGTATGCATTCCAAACCTGTGTTATCCCACATAGCAATAAATTTTTTCATATATTATTTTTTGTGATCGTTGTAAATTGCGAAAGTACCGAAAGGGGGCTTAGGATCGGGATCGCCATGAATGATCCAGATCGTATCGCAATAGTTTTCATCACCCCAACTCCCGAACGGGTAGCCATCAGTGAATACAATTAGTCGAGTGGGAACACGACCCTCTTCTTTAAGATGTTTAAAGATACAAGTAAAGTCAGTACCACCGCCACCCATTAATTTGTAATCTTCAACTGTATCAAGATTGTCACTAGTGAAAGTTTGCGGATTATAAACTTCAGTATCAAAGCAAGCAACATTAACACGATAGCCATCAAACGATCCCATCATGCCAGCAACTTCACTAATAAATGCTTTGCCTTGTTCAGGTGTAATACTACCTGATAAATCAATAAAAACATCAACATCGATTTCTTCGCCCGGAGTCATAGCGGGCATGATTGCATCCATATGCCAGCCTCGACGACTGGGGCGAATAAAACTAAAGTCATTCTTGATAGCACTAGTAAGATTAGTCTGAATCAACTCGCGCCAGGGCATGACAGGATTCGTCATGTCTTTAATCATGCGTTCAACACCAGCAGGCAAACTACCCGCCTCAGCACTTTGAGCAGCATTGATCACAGCCTGCCTGATCTCCTGCTTGAGAGCCTCACGCTCTTCAGCAGTCATACTGGGACGCTTGCCTTTCTTTTTGCCATTGCCCTGTCCGTCACCCTCACCCTCACCCTCACCCTCACCTTCCTCATCACTATCCATATGATCGTCAAGCAACATATCAATGAGTTGATCCATGTCAATCTTTTTAACATTCTTCATAAGATCGTCATAGATTTCTTCTGATGATTTGCCATCATACTTT